CCACGTTCGACAGGTATTCCTCTACGGATGATAGAGACGATCTGCGATTATGAGCTACGTCATATCACTTACACATGAGCTACTTACTCATCAAATCCTCGTAATTGGCTTGCTGCGTGACATTGTGTTCCATCTGATTCTCGTTTTCGCTGACTAGGCAGACGTTAGGGGCTGCGCTCAGCAGCGCATTCGCTCGTTCCAATTCTTGAATCGTGTAGAAGCGCAATGGCACTTCGCCTCGCTTCTTCCGTTCGAATTGAAACCCATAGCTCTGAATCGTGTATTCGACATTTAGCGTTGTCTCCACCATGAAGCTTCGTTCATTGTCTTCACCCGTCTGTTGATTCTGAATGAGGAAGCCCATCTGTAGCCATCCATTTCCGTTTGCTTCGTTGCTCGGCGGATATATCGCGACATGATGCGATGACTCGAAATACTTTTGGGCATTTGGCGCACATGGCACTGACGTCACATAGTACTCTTTGCCTTTCTCGATCGGGTATGAACGCGCTACGAGTGCATGCTTCGCTATTTCTGTCCCGCTGACCGCTTCCAGATCGGTTATGCAGTATCCTGGTTGCAGTACGTACGGATAGATCGTTCCCTGTACTGTATCAGTTTCACCTATGTCGTAGATCTTCGCGGAACATCCTACAACCCGGTAGTGCGCTATTAGGTCATCATGGAAGTAGGTGTAATTATCCACGTTATGCGAGGTCCATGTCGCGGGTTGGGTTGCCGATGTCCATGTTGCCGCTTCTTTCAGGTGGGCAAACGTCGCTGGCGAAATGTGGACCAACAGTTGTCCATATGTCGTTTCCGACTGCACCAGCTGATATGTCTTGAATTTGTGCGTCTCGGTGGGCGTCATTCTCCACATGTCTGGTTGGCGGACACCACTGTACATCCATGGATTCAACACGACGTGTGTATATGTGCCGCCCTTTCGTATCTTCTTCTTGTTGGTTACGGTTCTCGCTCGCTTAGGCATTATCGTCGGCGTCGGAGAGATCGAAGGTCACGTTCAATAGACCGAATCTGTTGCTTTGCTGTACGGATAGCTTTGTTCGCGTCCTTTCGCTTTGCAATCAGGTTTTGCCTAGTGGTGGTGAGAATCGACTTCCTCCTCGGCCTTTTAGGACGTGGCTTGGAAGGAGACACCATACACCAGCACCTTGGTACTTGGCGCAAATGATTTATTTCGCAATTTTCAGCAATCTCTGCTGTTGCGCATGAAACTCGGACCAATTCTTGACTACACCGTTAAATCCTATGTCTTGCACCCGCCGGAGCTTATTGCATGACCGCTCAAACTCGTCCGGCGGCCACTCATAATTGCGCACGGCTAGTCTTGGGACATAGTCGAATTGATTTCCCACATCGTAATGAAAGACTTCGATGTTGATCACAGTTTCTAGCTTGATTTTCAGGTCTGCCTGTCCTTTGATGTAGTAGCCATGCGTTGTCCAACCCACAGATGTTATCGGATGGTCCGAATATGGATCGTAAGCCACCGGCTGCGGTATGATCGCTGCCCATCCCGCAGGATAACCGACTCCGAAATAGTATTGGTTCGGTACCATCAACGCATGTTCTTGAATGTAGCAATGCTCCACCGCGTCTTGTAGTGGGTTCGCATTCATAATGTCCGTCGCTTCCACGCCGGGGTTGATGTTGAACATCCATACCATCCCGGCATTGCCTATGACCCGATCATCATCGCAGCGCAAAGACGATGCAAAACTCACTGTTCGAAACATTCGCCCTTGCGCATTCAATCCGCCGTATACCGATGGATCCACCGAGTAGTTTGCTACCGCACTGACCCATCCTTCTCCGCCCCAAATTGTCGACCCGTAGACATGATAGCCCAGGGACGGTTGTACCAACAACATTAGTTGTCCATTTGCCTGTGTGTTGAACGAGTATTCCGATTTGACTTGCAGCGTGCGGATCGGAAATGCACATCGGGTGTCAGGCATCTGAAAGTCCTTGTACGTCCAAGGATCCAGAATCACCTCTGCATATGAAACCTTTTTCTTCCTTTCTGCTCTTGGCCTCTTAGCACGTGGCATGATTGCTATCACACTGAAATTGAATCACGAAAAAATCACACAGCAGGATTTATTGGGACATTCAGAAACTCTGTCAGCTCCACAACTACTAATCGCCCAGCAAACGTGTTAACCAATGTCGGTGACTTCGTTGGGTACGCCTCCGCAGGGGCCAGGTTACTCAGGATCATCGTCGGTATATTTTTTTCCTTGACCACTTGCGCACCCTTCTTCCGCAGGGTGAACGGCGAGCCATCCAACCAGCGGTTCATCCACTGGATCGAACGTTGCCCCTCAAACTCATCCAATACCGCAAGGTCGTACATCCCGTCTTCATAAAAATCACAATATTCCTCGTCTGCAGGAATATCGTAAACTGACAAATACTTCCGCAGTTCCATGACCAACGTGGTCTTCCCCAATTGCGTGGCGCCATGGATGTAGAGCTGCCGGGTACGGAACTCCCGATCCGGGCGACCGACCACGTTCTGATTCAGCCACGTCGCAACGACAAATGCCTGAAACGGCATCGCTTCACTCGTCTGGCACGGGGCAATACCTGGCATCTCACTCAGACGACGCTTCAATGCCCAAAAGGCCACCGCTTGTTCGATCTGCCCCCGGTGAACAAGCGCGAACCCGGGGTGCTCCGCCCAAATTTCCGCGAAGTTCTTGCCCTCCTGGACCAGGGCAGCCACGGAATCTTGCACACCTGCACACCGAATCAAAATTAAAATCAAATACCACATCCACACCTTAGCGCTAGTAATATTAAGCGCTAAGGTGTGGAAACGGCGTATACGATTCCATACCTTGGCGACTTGCTTTCTTGTTGATTATCGCTCCCACATCCACTCCCACAGCTTGATAGTCCCCATCCTTGCATACGTAACGAACACTCGCCTCGAAAGAACGAGCTGCTCGCACGTTGGCGTGACTTCCTCCAAAGAGGTGATCGAAGAAACGCGGATCTCGGATGTCGAGTCGCTTAGTAAATCGGAGCACGGCGTGAAGATGGTTATCCCCATCACCGTGTTGCTCACGGGATACCACAGCGCACTCGAAGTGTGCCAGAGACTGGGCTCGTTCCAGCACCACCCGAGGTTCTGCATCACAGTGCGGAACCGTGAGCAGATACTGTTGAGCATATGCTCTGAACTTAGGGGGGCGGGGCCCTCCATTCTCCATTTTTGATACCCCTTCTCCGACCCCCGGCGTTTATTTTATAGATAAATGCGTCCTTTTTTTACAAAAGAATTTTGGTGGGGCGTTGCGAACCTGACACGTGTCACTTTTTGTCGTTTGTTTAGTTGTACAAATTGATGGAGCGGCCGCCGCCTGATCCTCGGTATAAAAGGCGCGATTACTCTGTTTGGAAGTTGTATCTTCGTTTGTTTGTTGATGGCATCTCTGGATGAGCGCCTACGATCCTTGGAGAACCTACTGGCCGTTGGAGACCGCCAGTGGACTCGTTACGACCGCGTCGACAACCCCGACGGAAGCCAGGCCTGGTTCAAGGTCATCGAAACCCGCGTCAAACTCTGTACCGTCCCTACGTCGTTCACGCCGTCTCAAGTTAAAGAACTTGAGGAAGTCCGAGGAGAAGGAGGAACTAAGCGACCAAGATCTTCCTTCAACGCAGGAGGTGGTGGATATGCTTATTGATATGGAGCAGTGTGAGAAGGAAGGTTGTTATACGCAACGGATGGAATAAAAACGCTTTACAACCAATCATAGCCTTCCAGTCGCCACTCGCCTGCCTCCGGCTGCACAATGTCTGGTGCTTGATCCATGGGTATGATCTCGTCTGGGAATTCGTAGCCATAGACATCACCGAACAACCTCCGCTTCATTTTCCGCATCACGCCTCTCCATCCTTCTACAAATGCCGCCGCCACATATGAAGGCCAGTTTGCTTTCATCTCTTCATACGCTTCCACCCCTTTGGCATATGCCCATTCCACCGGTTGTTTCACCCATGTTCCCAATGTTTTGAACCATGTTTCTCGTTCGTCTGGTGTCAGTTTCGCTAACTCTTCATATTTCGGCAACTCCACGTTCGACAGGTATTCCTCTACGGATGATAGAGACGATCTGCGATTATGAGCTACGTCATATCACTTACACATGAGCTACTTACTCATCAAATCCTCGTAATTGGCTTGCTGCGTGACAT